GAGCAAACTTCAGATGATATGCTTGTCACCGTTAAAATAGACGGCAAGACAGAGCAGATCACCGTGAAGGAGGCAGTAGATGGGTATCAGCGGCAGGCTGATTATCAACGCAAGACTCAAGCACTAGCAGAGGAGAAGCGTGGTTTTGAGGCAGAACGCCAGCAGGTTGCTGTTGAAAGGCAGTATTATGCTGAGCGTTTGGATGCATTGCAGAATCAACTTGATTTGCTTGCTTTGCAAGAACCGGATTGGGATGCACTCTATGAGGAAGACCCAATTGGTTACTCAAAACTAAGGAACGATTGGCGCGACTATAAAGATAACCAAGCCGCTCTAAAGGCTGAGCAAGAGCAAATAGCTCAAATCCAGCAACAAGAGCAGCATATTGCCATGAAGAATATTGTCGATAATAGCATGGCATGGTTGTTGGAACAGGTTCCAGAGTGGCGCGAAGAAAGCAAGTGGGAAGCAACGAAAAACCAACTTCGTGAGTATGGCAAAAAAATTGGCTATTCTGATGAAGAGTTATCGGCGGCATATGACCCACGAGCAATTATCGTTCTTGAAAAAGCGCGGAAATACGACGCCTTGCAGGCCAATAGGCCGCGCCCGCAAAAGGGCAATGCGCCTAAGCCTATGAAGCCGAGTAGCAGCGTGGCATCTCCAAAGAAGGGCAATGATCTTGCAAAGATGAGGCAGCGCCTCAAATCATCTGGCGACGTTAAAGACGCCGCTATGCTGTTCAATATGCTCGACAAATAGGAGATGAGCATGGCTACGGTAAGCAAAGTAACTTCTTACGATAACTCAAATGCCAACCGCGAAGACCTCTCGAATATCATTTATGATATTTCGCCGGTTGACACTCCCTTCATGTCCAACGTTGGTCGTGACACGGCTGACAGCACTTACTTTGAGTGGCAGACCGACGTTCTTGCGTCAGCTGATACCACCAATGCGGTAATCGAAGGCGCGGACGCTGGCGATGCCGACTTTGTGGCTACCGTTCGTGTTGCCAACTACGCGCAAATTTCCAAGAAAGTTGTTTCCGTTTCTGGCACCGCCGATTCGGTCAACACCGCTGGTATGCGCACCGTAATGGCTTACGAGACCGCCAAAAAGGCAAAAGAGCTGAAGCGCGATATGGAAGCAATCCTGCTATCCAATCAGGCTGGCGCTGCTGGCAGCAACTCTGTTGCCCGTACAACGGCTGGACTTCCGACTTGGCTTATCACCAACGCTGTTGCCAACAGCGCTACTTCGTCAGCAATGTCTGGCGCTAGTGGTAACGGATACCCAGACACGGCTTGGACAGGTCTTACCGGCGCTACCGCTCTTACGGAAGCAATGCTGAAGACCGCAATCCAGAACGTATGGTCTCAGGGTGGTGACCCCAAAATCTTCATGGTTGGCCCGCACAACAAGACCGTCGCCTCGACGTTTGCTGGTCTGGCCGAGCAGCGCATCACCTATAATCAGGTGAAGCCGATGAAGATTATTGCCACTGCCGACGTTTACCTGTCGGACTTCGGCGAGGTCTCCATTGTCCCGAACCGCTTCCAGCCGGAGAACTTCGCATTCGTACTTGACCCGGAATACGCTTCCGTCTCGTACCTGCGTCCGTTCCGCACGTTTGAAATCGCCAAAACTGGCGACTCGGACAAAAAGGAAATGGTTGTTGAATATGGCCTGCGCATCAAGTCTGAAAAGGCTCACGCAGTCATCGCCAACATCACCACTTCGTGATACACATAAGGGGCGGGTCAATCCCGCCCCTTTCCACAAAAGGTGAAGGATGAAAAACGAACACGCGCCCGGTTCATTTGTACTTGGTTACGACGAGTTCACAGGAACTCTCGACAAGATGCATATTACGCCGGATAATAAAACAGTTTTTGAGTCGATTACCAACATCGACAGCATTGCTGAGCAGAACAAGCAGGAGCGTAATTCTGTTTCCAAAACCAGCGGCACGGGTGATATGGTAAAGGTGGCCAGCCTGCCGATGATGGTTTACCTAGACCTGCGCAGCCGTGGTATATTGGGCGATAAGGCGGCAATGAAGAAGTGGCTTGCTTCTGACGAGGCTGCGCCCTATCGAACACACTGGATGAAGAGCTGATGACCACGATTACGGATTATAGCTCCCTACAGTCTGCAATAGCTGACTATCTGAACCGAGAAGACCTTTCGGCTCAGATACCAATGTTTATCCAGTTCGTTGAGGCAGACTTGAACACGCGCTTGCGGGCGCGCGAGATGATTGTTAGGGCGCAGGCTACATCCAGTAATGAATATGTCCAGCTACCGTCTGACTGGTTAGAAGCCATTAACCTGCACATTATTGGCGGGGAGCAGCCGCTGTCTTATGTGACGGTTGATAGGGCGGATTTTATCAAAAAAAATAAGCTATACACCAGCCCGCACAATTATTCGATCATGGATGGGGCTATTGAGATAATTCCGGCACCATCTGAAGAGATAGATATAGAGATGATCTACTACGGTAAGATTCCCGCTCTATCCGCGTCAAACACTACCAACTGGCTTTTAAACTCATCACCAGATGTTTATCTCTATGGAGCGCTTTCGCACGCTGCGCCTTTCCTTTTAGACGATCAGCGTATACAGGTTTTTGGCCAAGTCTATCTTGCAAGAACACAGTCAATTGCGGATGAATCACAGAAATCGATGCACAGTGGATCGCCGCTGATTGCACGTCACAGGAGAGCTTTCTAATGGCTGGTTTATCTGATTACGGCGAAGACCTCGTACTCAACTGGTTGTTTACGACCAATTCTGCGACTCGCCCTACCGCTTGGTATGTCGCTCTTTATACTGTTGCTCCGACCGACACTGGTGGAGGGACAGAGGTTTCTGGCGGAAGCTATGCGAGACAAAGCGCTACGTTTACCGTGTCTGGAACTGGACCTACTACTGCTTCAAACAGCGCTTCAATTGAGTTCCCAACAGCTACGGCATCTTGGGGTACGGTTGTTGCGGCGTCTATTTATGATGCGTCAAGCGGCGGCAATATGATTGCTTATGCAAACCTTACGACTAGTAAGGCTATTGATACTGGTGACGTGCTTCGATTCAACTCAGGGACGTTAGATATAACTCTCGACTAGGGTTCGTAAATGACGATCTCTAACAAACATAAATTTGTCTCTGGCAAGTCGGATAGCGCAGATTCTTCGCTCGTTCAGCCTTCTAATTGGAACGACGACCATGAAATTACGCTTGCCGCTGGGAAAGTGCTTGGGCGCGACACGTCAGGGGCTGGCGCAGTGCAGGAGCTGCCAGTTGCCGTTGACTCCAGCGGCAATGTCGGTATTGGTACTAGCTCTCCAACACAAGCGCTTGATGTCAACGGTAATGTTAATGTTGGGGGCGGCGCTGTAGATATTCGACCTGCTAATGGTTCCACAGATACATGTTCCTTGGAAATCGCAGAGGGTCGAACTGGCAATGGCTATAGCCTTATAGACTTAATCGGAGACGCTACATACACGGATTATGGACTGAGAATTATTCGCACTAACGGTGGAGCGAACGCATCTACTCAAATAAACCACCGTGGTACAGGAGAGTTATATTTTATTGCAGTAGAG